TTAGCGGTATTCTGTGCTTCTACCTTAACATTTTCTTGGGCTTCTGTTTGAATATCCTTATCTGCTTGCGTATGAAGACTGCCGCCAGAAGCGACAAGAGAAACTTTTTGTTCGCCATCGGTTACCTTCATGTCTAGTTTGCCGTCTTTATTCTCGATATGTGTAGCGCCTTTGTTATTATAGACTGTCAATTGACCGTCTTCGCCAGGCATGTGAAGATTAGTGCCACCTCCACCACCAACATGAACTTGGTCACCATGAGAAATAAACGATGCTGCGCCTTTAGCAACATGAGCAATAGCACCATGTGCCATCATACCAGAAGAACCTTCTAGTTTCTTTGTTTCATTCTTGGCTTGTGTATCGATATTACCACGAACCATTCTGTTTAGGTTCTTGGCTGTGAAATTATAATCACCCATGACAGTTAGATTATAATTCTTGTGACAGGTAACATTGTAGTCACCAAATACTCTAAGCGATGCATCACCTTTCACGGTAATATCTTGTGCGCCCGATACTGTAATACGATCTTCACCAAAGATAACTTCATACTTACCATTGTGTGTAGTGAAATGCACAGAACCATCTGGCCGCATTTGAATAGCAGAACCAGAACGATGCTGAATAGTTACCGACTCATGATCTTTAGAGTCGTCCATGATGATATTATGTCCTGAGCGAGACTTGTAAGACCAATAATTAGGATATTTACCAGCGCCTTCTTCTTCACGGACATCTTTAGGCACTTTATATTTCTTGGGCGTAGTCTTGCGCTCTGAGTTAGGATTAAACTTTTTTGTTGCCATTACATCATGCCCTTGAATAGTGATGGATCAAGTGGGTTACCACCGTTAATAGTCTTCTTAACAATCTCAAATAGTTTATTCGAGTCTTGGTCGGTGTTTAGTTTCTCGTGCATATCTTTGGCGTTTTGTTCGCCTTGTGGAGCTAGACGCTTCATCATTTCCATAATCTGTCCTGATGACTGACCGAACATATTGCCAGAACCACCGCCACCTCCTCCAGAACCACTACCAGAACCACCATATGGCATAGAACCGATACCCGGACTGGTATTATTACTTGTGATTGTATTGGCAAATGTATTAATGTTATTCAGAGTGTTTGCATCATATAGAATAGAAATCTCGCCTTCGAAATCAATTACCTGTTTCGCTGCGCCCCAGGCAGTATCAATGGCTATTTCATAGTTTCTAAGATTTTCTCTACCAAATAGAGTAGTATCATACTGCAAACGGTTTAGCGTTGTCATCATGTCATCTAATGTCTCACACTGTAGCAATAGACTTTCTGCCTGTTGTAAGTATGTGTTTGGATCGACTACTTTATTGACAAAGTATGCAGAACCACTATCACCAATATCATAGCCCTGACATAGAATACTAAGATTTTGTAGAGCAGCGGCTAGTTCTGGTCTATTCTGTCTTTCATATTGCTGTGTGATATATTCAATTCTATTATTGCCAGTATTAGTTGCTGGTGGAACATTACCGTAACCACCACCGCCTTGTCCTGAACCACCACGATTACCCATGAGACCTTGAAACATCTGACTCATTGACATGACTTGGCCCATTAGACCTTGCAGCATATCAGTTGTCATCATGCTATCGTTTGTCTGTTTAGCAGTAGGTACGCTACTAATCTCTGGCAATTTAAATCCAGCCATATCAAACAAAGCACCGTGAATAGGCAGTCCTTCTAATAGTTCAAAGCGGTGTTCTTCGTTCTTTTCTTTAATCTCTCTGATCTTTGTTCCGTCTTCTGCCTGTCCTTCTTTGACTTCTGGTGGAACTTTGATGCCCAACTTTCTTTGTTTCAGTTTACCAAATGTAGAGTTTTGGCCCATAAGACTGCCACCACCAGAACCAGTAGAAGGATTCTGTAGAGCATTAAGCTGCCCTAATACGATACCAGAAGCCGCACCTTGTGTCTTTAATACGAGAACAGGTGTGCCAGGGTCCATAACACCAGGAAACGATTGTTGTCCGAACTGTGTAGGTGTCATGCTTAGTGGTGAGAAGTTTAGATGACCTAAATCAACCTGACCACTGTGATCCATAGGCGAATATAGTTTAGATGTGCATGATTGATCTGTAGGAAAATCACCATCTTCGGTGCCTTTCTTTTCAGGATCACCACCCGAACCAACTACACATACTTGAAATTGTCCTAGAGGACCAGGAAAATTATTTGGATCAGCCATTAATTCATTACCCCTTGCAATACATCTTTTGATACACAATCCATAGTGGTTGTTGAATAACCACCGAGTTGAACCTTATGCATTAATTCTGTGACTAGATACTGACCTGAGCCATATACTAGACCACCATCTTGCTTGTTCTCCCATTTAAGTTCGATCACTTGACCGACATGCATGTATGGGTTCCATGCTGTGACCATTCTTAGAGCCACTTTGTCTCTATCTAGTAGAGCCATTCTTGCTTGACGCTTCAATAGATATCTCTCAACATCTGTTTCGCATCCATAATCTTGGTGTGAATTGCCTTTATTGGTCCATGATTGTTTCATATTGCCGCCCTCGAAGCAGCCATTTAGACCACCAGCAATACCTTGAACAGCACCGCCTCCACCTTGACCAAGAAAATTCATACCCATATTAACTAGATTGAGAAATGTTCCTGTATTGATATTCTGACCAGACTTATTAACACCATTCAATAGATCAGTGAGATAATCAAAGTCACAAGGAAAGGTAATCATAATAGGATATGGATTAGCAGGTGTGGTTGACGATGTTGAATCGGTTTCACCACCCTCAGAATAATAATAGGTCATCGATGAACCTTGATTGATTAGTTCTTTGAGTGATTTAAAGTTATGCTTGGTCTGACCGCCGTTTTCATATGTCATAAAGTGAACGAACGATGGATCATCACCGTCTAATGCCATATTTGCTTGCTGTGCAATGACACGGAATGGATGAATATTTTCTGCAATATAATCTCTCTGCGGCTCACACTGGCTAATTTCTCTAGAGCCTTGGTGTTTAACGCAATCGAGAGCCGCATTGACAATCTCATTAGGAGTTACACATTTCCATGACTTACTCATCAGATGTTTTGCGTCTTCTAGCAATGATTCGTCACAGGCATGAATAGTAAATTCTTCGACGGCAGAAGGACTCTGGCTAATCAAACGACGATTATCTAGGCGATATACGGTATTATTAACCGTCATATTCAATCCAGATGCACCAAAAGATTGTGTCAATGAACTAGACAAGGTAAGATTTAATTTCTCACCCTTCATGGTGTCTAGACTTTGCACAGGTGTATAGAGATATCGGTTGAATGTTATGGCAGTTTGCACACTAGGATTTAAAATACTCTCGCCCAGAATGACTTCCTTTACAGTGGTGTCATCCATCTTGAAAGAGCCAATACTACCTTTTATCGATACACGAAACTGATCTTTGTATTGCGAATTTTTTGAAAATGCCATTAGATTAGCCTTCTAACAAAATCTTCCTTGTGACCAGTTAGAGTATTAAACTCCAACATGATCTGAGAATAATACATAGGCTTAATAATTTTGATTTGCTTTTTCTTATCGTTCAATTCGTTTTCATAGTCATAGTTGGTGATAACATCGGCACGAGTATCAATAACAATAGTATCACCGTCAATGACCTCATACTCTCTAACGCCAGTAACCGATAGACCACCTTCTGTTCTTACGGAATCACGGTCGGCTGTAAACTTTCTACTAATAGTATCAATGCGAGTAAGAGTGGTATCATCGGTCAGACTTGTTAGGTCTTGATCTGGTCCGTCTGGATAAGGAACTAGTGCCTGATCCCAGACATAATAATCAAATGGCTTACCAGCAGGATAATCTGTAAAGCGACGAGGTGAAATGATATATCTCGATTCAGTAACAGTATCCCATGTTAGATTATGTCTAGTGACAACCTTTTCGACATGATGGACAGTCTGAACGGCTGCTTGGGAAGATCCATACTTGGCTTCAATATATGAATTGAATGCAGTATAGCCTAGAGGCCAATCGAATTGTGGATCGAAAATCTGATTGGTATATAATATGATCCAACCAGCCCCAGTATCACCATAGACCTTCTCCGCTATAATCTCTGGTGTTTCATTATCTTCAACAGTGTAAGTATAATATGTAGATAGGTTATTGATAACCTTCTTAAGAATGCCTATACGAAAGAAAATGTTGGTTACATTCTCAGTCTGTTCATATATTCTGTTCTTATTGATATCATACTTAATCGTAGGAAATACATCAAAGAACTTTGATTGTCTATTAGATGCCATTTAGATTACCTTTTAAATACCCAATCTTCTACTGGTAGCTGTATTGCTTTTTCGTATTCATAAGAATATATTTCAACAAATCTCGACTTACAATGACTAAACATATACCTATGAATACAAGGTTTAGATAACGACTCAATACCATATGTTGATTGCAGCAAATCATAATTAATAACAAATCTGGTCGACTCATCATAACGATCATTATTTCTAAATCTAGACAAACTGGCTAGCAATGCAGTTCTCTCACCGACACTAAGATAATGTAGATTCAATCCTATGAAGCCGTTAGGAACCATCTTAAATGGTATGCACATAGGAAACTTATCATACTTGGGCAGATATGCTTTGCCCTTAGGATCATACTTAAAGAAATACATACGACCTATAATCGTGGAACTTCTGCTGCGTTCATCAGATGTGATTAGATTTCTTCTGGCAACATAAGGTTGTGCGCTTAGTGCCTTTTCTTCTAACCAATCAGATAGTTCGTCCGATGTATATTGTTTTGTTGCCATAAAGGTTATTTATCTTACTTTTTGCCAAACAGTTCCGTTTCTGTTATAATCTGAAATTCCCAACCTTTAAACTCACAATACTCTCTAGCCGCTTTCCACTTGGCTTGATTAACGCCATAGGTCATAACCTCAGAGATAAATCTTTTAGTGCGTCTCTTAGGCACCTTAGGCTCTAATGTTTGTGCCTTGGGTTTAACCTCTAATAGCATAGTCTTTATCGATCCATCAGGCAACATAGCTTCCACATAGAAATCGACAAAGTATCTGTGTAGTCTACCGTCAACTGGTGATCTATATGGTATTACTATTTCTTCCGAAGACCATGCTACGATACTAGAGTTCTCATCTAGATTTTTCATTACTTGCTTCTCCCAACCAGAACGATATACGATATTGGTTGGGTCACCTCTATACTTTTTGGGAAACATTGGTTTGAAGAAGCCTTGTTTGTATTCTCTTGCCATCTATATACCTCACTAAATAATATGTAGTTTACTAGGAGACAATAAATGGCCATATATGAGTTTCCGTCACATCTTTATGATGATAGAAACGGGCATTACATGCGTATTACTGCTACGCCTGGCGCTATATCAGGATCAACATTTAATCCGGCGCAAGCTGATACATTTGTATTGCCTATGCCTATGGGAAAAGATAGTTACTCATATAAGCAGAGACATACTTATGGCGATGTTAAGTTGTCACGAGTTGCACTAGGTATGATGGGTATGAGCGGCTATGCAGACGCTATTGAAACAACCGCATCATTGCTAGGCGCACCTCTAAACCCTGCAATTGAAGTTATTTACGAAAGCACAAACCTCAGAGAGTTCACATTCGCTTTTCTATTTGCACCAGAAACAGAACAAGAATCAATTGCAGTAGAAAATATCTGTAGAAGAATGAGATTCCATGCTGCACCTGAAATTCTAGGTGGCGGTACTACTGGTGCTAGACAGGGTTGGTTCGCTGCATCACCATCAAAATTTAAAATTGACTATAATGTATTGGTCAATGGTAGATGGGAAAGAAATGATACATCTGGCACACCCAAACTACCAAAGATATACGAAGGTTACATTGATGCTATTGGTGTCAACTATGCTCCCGCTGAAGGACTGTATAGCACATTCTCGAACGGTTACCCCGTTGCAGTAGAAATGGCTATCAGTTTCAAAGAAACAAGAATTATCGACAAGAGAATGATCAACGATGGCTATTAATTTTCCCAATAAACCTACCAGACTAGGACTAGATTACTTCCAGTCTTCATTGAATGATATGGGTGGTATTTCAAAACTCGCTCGCTTTGCGGTTCAGATTAAGCCTATCGGGTCAAACAGATTGACTAGTCGTCCGTATTATAGCCAGTTAAACAATCTTCTCTATGCATGTTACGCCACAGAATTTCCTGGCAGAGGCTTTGATCTATTATCAACCAGATATTACGGTGCACCTCAGACATTTCCTATCAACTCTAAGTATGGCACAGCGGCATTCTCTTTTATCTGCCGCAACAACAGCCTAGAAAGACAGGTGTTTGACGATTGGCAGAGTATCATCAATCCAACGACGACCTTTAATTTTGAGTATCCTAATAGCTATTACAGTGATATTGTCATGTATCATTATTCAGAAATTGGCGAACCTAATAGACCACAAAATTCATCTGAATTACAATTGAACTATGCATGGACACTCAGAAAAGCCTGGCCGTCTCTTGTAAAGCCTCAGCCAGTGACATGGATGGATACCGACTTTCTATTCTTAGAAGTAGAGTTCACATATCGTTATTGGGATTACGGTGATGTTGCAGCAATCACAGGTGAATATGCCGGAGAGACAAACGCACCAGAACCTAGACCACCGAATGTTTAATTAATGGAGATTTATTATGGAGTTACCTAAGATTGATTTGCCAACATATGATGTGAAAATACCATCAACTGGTAAAGAGATTAAAGTCAGGCCATTCACTGTAAAAGAAGAAAAGCTTTTGCTGATGGCTGTAGAGTCAAAGAACCCAAACGAGATTATTCAAACAGTCAAACAGATTATCAATAACTGTATCGTGTCTGGCAAGTTTGATGTTAACAAAGCACCTTTCTATGATGTAGACTTTTTGTTTATCTATCTTAGAGCAAAGTCTATGGGTGATAGCGTAGATATCAATCTGACATGTAAGAATGTGGTTGATGGTGTTGAATGTGGGAATGTGTTTCCTGCAAAACTCAACATTGCCAATGCTGTTATAGAGAAGGATGATAGTATCAGTAATAAGATAGAACTGACAAATACTACCGGTGTTAAGATGACCTATCCAACATACGATGTTATGAAAAGAATGGAATCTAATAACTCGGTAGATGTTAAGTCAAGCATCATCGCCGCTAGTATCGAAAGCATATACGATGAAAAGGGTGTGTATAAGTCTTCCGATTACAAGTTCGAACAGCTAAAAGAATTTGTTGAAGGACTAACAGAAGAAAAGTTTAGAGTCTTGGAAAAGTATGTTGATAACTTTCCATCGTTTGCTGTAGAACTTAAAGAGAAATGCACCAAATGTGGCTTTGAGCATAATGTGAGGTACAAAGACTTCTATGATTTTTTTTTCTAATTATGGGGCAAGACAGTCTTTCTACTTTGTTTAGAACCAACTTTGCTCTAATGCAGCATCATAAGTGGGGATTGAATGAAATAGAAAGTATGATGCCATGGGAAAGATATGTTTATATCGATCTATTGGAACAGCACATTAAAGAAGAAGACGCCAAACAAAGAGATTATGAAGCACAGGCGAGAACAAATCAGAATGTCAGCAGGGTCAATATGCAACCTGCAAAGAACAGGGTAAGGTAATAAATGCTTAAGTCACAATCAATATCTTTTCAGTTGTTTAAGATATTGCCTATTCAGAAAAGAATGGATCTTGCTCAAAGTCCTGATGCAGGTGCAAGCCTTCTATCTGCATTGACTCCTACTCAATTTGCCGAGTTGTTCCCAAAGTATTATCAGAGAGCATTGCCTGATGTTGAAGGCTTTCAGTTAGCCGTAACAAAAAGAACTAGAGAGCAACAGCAAAAGGCCGACGGACAGTTACAAGAAAGATTGGCTAGCCTAGAATCAACCAACTCTGAATTAAGACAGGGTATGGAAAAGCTAGGTGTAGCTAGAGCAAAAGAATTACCTAAGCTATCACCAGAGCAAGAGGCGGCATATAATACAATTAGAACGGCTGATGTTCCTGTTAATTCCGAACAGGGTAAAATGTTTGCCTCTTTAGATAACGAAAAACTTGCCTCCGTGGGTATTACAAAGACCAAAAATGAAAAGGGTGAAGAGGTATTACATTATACTGCTCCCGTCTCTACAAGAGAAGAGGCTGTTAGCAGACTGCAAACATCTGGCGGATCAGGTGCATCTATCGGCGAGCGCCTGGCGTTTTATAGACAATATGCTGCATCAAAAGGTGTTGATCCTGACCTAGTAACGGGTATCGTTATGAGAGAAGGTGGTGGCACCAAGAATAGAATGCAAAGATGGGCAAACGATGATCCATCGAAGTCTGGTAAGCCCGGTACTGCATATGGCGATTTCCAATTAAATGTTGGTACAACTGTTCACAGAATGGGAAATGATTTTCTCAAAAAAGGTATTCCAATGGATTCTGCACATTGGAAAGAACAAGGTATGTTCGCTATCGATCAGATTAAGAATGGTCGTGTTCATGAGTGGATGTCTGTTAAAGACAACGGCGGCATTGAGAGAATTTCTCAGATAGGTTCCAATGAATGGAGAACCCACGCTTCTTCTGCTACACCTACAAAACCCGAAGGACCAAACGGACAATATTCTGACAAGCAGATTGCAGAAATGATATCACAACTCAATCAAGAAAAAGATGCAGCACGCCGTCAGCAACTTGCCAATGTTCTACAGGGTCAAGGTGTTCAAGTTCCTCCAGGAGCTACATCATCTGGTGCTGCCCGTGTTCCTGGTAGCGTCATCGGCGGGTTCTATGGCGAATCTCAACAATGTGTGGCACTATCTAAGCACTTTGCGCCACAAGTAGGTCCTGCCTCTAGCTGGAAAATCAATTACGATTCTTCTGGCTCAGGTATCAAGCCTGGTTCTGTCATTGCTACTACATCATATAACGATGGCTCTGGTGGTAAGATGGCTAGAACAATGCCTGATCATCGCAGCCACTATCATACAGGTATTGCTCTATCTGCACCAGATGCTCAAGGCAATGTTCTTATTCTAGATCAGTCTGCCGGTCGTGCCGCACAGATTCATAAGGTAAACATTCACAACTATAATGGTGAGAAGTGGGGACTTGTGCCTGGTGGACAGCCAACACCACGCTCAATGCAAGCCGTTCATATGGCTATGGGCAGTGCCAATGATATCGAGAAGACAGCTATTAGCGATTCACTAGCTGGCAAAGCACCTACAGCACAATCAACCGCACCTGTTCAAGAGGTGAAGCAGGTAACAGAGGCAACTAATACTGTTCCTAAAACTACTGAGAAGCAAGACCCTACTCCTGTATCTAATGCACCTGCGGCTGATGCAAAACAGCAAGCACAGGAAGCAAACAAGACTGCCGTTGTTGAGAAGACAGAACAGGCTCAGCCTGCCACACAAGATACAGCAAAGACGGCCGAAGTTGCTAAGCCTGCTGAAAAAGGTCCTAGTTCATACATGCTCAATAGAAATGAATTGATTTCTGCTATTAGAAACACCGATGAATTTAAGAACACTTTTGGATCTTCACTTGCTACAGATAGCATGATCTATGAAGGCTTCTTTAATGATGCCCGCACTCAAAAGATTATGAAAGACACTGGATCAACATATGATGCTGCATCAGGCACAGTGAAGATTGGTGATTATAAGAAGCTACAGGAAGCCATGCCTGATATGAATGTCAGTAAGTTCCTCAAGCCACTTAAGGGTGCTGCTAGAGGTGGTAACTTTAATGTTCCTGATGGTGGTCTAACCGCTTATCGTGCTATGGAAGGTAAAGACAATACTCTAGTTGTCGATAAGAATCAAAAGCCACTATTCACTATGAATGATAAGGAAGCTGCATCTTTTGATCCTTCACAGAATAAAGTGAAGATTGATCCTAGCTTGAAAGCAAAAGGTGATATGAGAGGACAACAGCCTTCTCAAACGACTGGTGATAATTCAGAAGTCATGAATAGCATCAACTCACTTAGAAATGATATGATGGCGAGACTTAACAGCACTCCAGCGCCTACACCAATGCAGATTAGACCTGGTATGTCGGACACAGGCAACATGATTAATAACTTGCATGATATGACTAGAACGCCATATCTGAACCCTGCATTTGAAAGAGCGGTCAGAACTGCAAATGATGGGCAGCCTTCAAATCACTTTAATTTCGGTAACAAAAACGGATAAAAAAGGGGAGCATTTCTGCTCCCCTGTATTATCAGTCATCTACTAGATCACGGAACATCTTGAGGTCTTCATCTTCGTCCTCATCCGCAACTGGCGCAGGAGCCTTCTTGGCAACAGGCTTAGACTCGGTAAATGGAGTTTCTTCCACTTCCTCTTCAAAAGTATCTGCTACCTTACGACGAGCAACAGGGGCCTCACTAACACCACAAACATCATCCAGCTTACGCTTTAGTTCCTCGTAAGTCTTGAAATGCTTGCGATCAACAATCTCCTTCAACGATGGCTCTGACTTCCAGATGTTCTCTAGCTCGGAGTCATCATCAGATAGAGGAGCAGGTGCTAGGAATACAGACTCATCATAGTTGGGGAAGCTAACATTGCGTCCACCAATATTGACATTCTGACGAGTCATCTTCAACTTGAAGTTAGCGCCATTCCAAAGATCAAATGGATTGACCTTCTGTTCGGACTCAAGATCAGGATTCATCATCTTAGTGATCTTATCAAAGATTTTCTTACCAAACTTGAAATAGAAAATCTTACCTTCTGCACCCTTGTTCTGTGGGTCATTGATAACCTGAATGACAGAAACATAATGCAGACGGCGCTTCTGATCACGAGCCTGCTTACGCTCTGGTGCATTCTCATCCTGTGTTGAGTTCCAGAGTTTTGAGTTATACTCAGAAACAGGATCCTTCTCATCAAAGGTCGTTAGTGACTTCTCAATATACCACTTACCGGTAGCCTTGTTCTGAAAGCCGTGATCCCAGTAACGAACCCAGGGAAGAGCATCGTCACCATCGACGGCAGGACCGGGAAGGAAACGAATAACAGCAAGTGCATTGCCTGACTTGTCTGGAGTTGGCTTCCAATAAAGATCGGTTGTGTCGTCTTTTTCGTATGTGGGGTTATTGAGCTTGTCCACTTCCTTGAGGAGATTGTCGAAGGACTTGGACTGTTTCTTGAGGTTTGCAAAATTCATTGTATGTTCCTTGTATTAGCGTTGTATAGTTTCTTATCCACATTATCATCATATAAGAAGTGTATTGTAACAGAACAATCTCGTCCTGTCAAGTGGTATTTAGTCACCACTCCATGCGAGGATCATTTAGATCCTCCCATTCCCATTTGCCGATAGAGTCTCGGTTTGTCTGCTCAACTGCGGAGCATTCAAAGCGAATCTCTTGCCATGTCTTATCTCCCCATACACGGCGAGGATTACCACACCAAATACATCCAGATACACCACAATCCATTGCATCCATCTTATGAAAGCGATGTGGCTGAATAGTATCTCCATACTTATTGAACCAGTATGATGACTTTTTCACCTTGACTTGTCTATCGATGTGTCG